AAAGGTAAAGGCACAGAAGTCACATTCTATGGCTACGCATCTAAAGAAGCTCGTGATGCTGGCAAACAACCTTTATCAGCAGGTAAAGTTCAAATTGCAGGTGATGAATATGTAGCAGGTGCAGATCGTGCAGCCCTTTACGCTATTATCAAGCTCAAACCTGAATTTGAAGGTGCTGAAGATGCTTAGGTAATAAACTCCTTGACAATTTAATAAATCTATGTTATAATTGTTGTATAAACTCATATTATACACTACTTTTATTAAAAAGGCAATAGATGGATAGAGAATTACAAGATTATTATGAAAATAGATTTTCTATGATGTCTTCTCAGGGATGGGTGGACTTCATAGAAGATACACAGCAATTATTTGATACATATAATAAAATTAATACGGCTGATTCGTTTGAAGAGTTTCATAAACGAAAAGGTCAATTAGATATTCTTCAATGGATCTTGACGCTTAAAACAGCGTCTGAACAATCTTATGAGGAGTTACAACTTGAAACGGATGTATGAGTTCCAATGCTCTCATTGTAATCATTACTTTGAAGAGCTAACCGAATACACACAGACGCTACCTTGTCCTAAATGTAGTTCTAATGCTGATAAACTTATCAGTGCACCTAGAGCTAAATTAGAGGGGTATTCAGGAAGCTTTCCAGGTGCAGCCGCTGCTTGGGAGAAAAAGCATAAACAAAAGCTGGCTGAAGAACTTAAGCAGAATGCCGCTTAGATTCTTTCCTACAATGCTAACCGCACAGGAGAAATAATATGGCAGAGTTTTTAGATGAAGTTTTAGAAAATACAATGGAGACTTCTCCTTTAGAAGAGTTACAACCTGGTGTTGCAAAAGACATCAAAGAAGATCCACCTAAAGAAGAACCCAAAGTAGAAGATATCCCTGACAAATATAAGGGTAAGTCACTTAAAGACATTGTTGCGATGCACCAAGAAGCTGAAAAGTTAATAGGTCGTCAAGGTAGTGAAGTAGGTGAGTTACGCAAAGTTGTGGATGATTTTATTAAAACACAAACAGCTAAAGAGTCAAAAGTAAACGAACCGACAGTTAGTGATGATGATTTTTTTGTTGAACCTAAGACAGCAGTAAATAGGGCAATTGACAATCATCCTGCAATTAAGCAAGCTCAAGAACAAGCATTATTAATGAAGAGAGAACAAACTCTTGCTCAGCTTAGAAGTGAGTTTCCTAATGTGCAAGATATTGTTCAATCATCTGATTTTGCAGATTGGATTAAGTCTTCTAAAGTCCGAACAGAGTTATTCGCTAGAGCAGAAACGCAGTTTGATTATGATTCTGCAAAAGAACTTCTCTCTACTTGGAATGAGAAACAATCTATCACTAAAAAAGTAGCAGAAACATCCAAAGTTGATCGAGAACAGCAATTAAAAGCTGCTGATATTGGTACTAATAATGGGACTACTGAATCTGTCGCTAAAAAGAAGTATCGTAGAAGCGATATTATTAAACTTATGCAAACTGATCCTGATAGATATGATGCCATGTCAAATGAAATTATGGCAGCCTATCGAGAGGGTCGTGTAATTTAACATTAAAGAAAAGGATTTATCATGGCTTTAGGCTCAAATCAAGTAACAACAACAACAGCAGCAACCTTCATTCCTGAAGTATGGAGTGACGAGATTGCAGCTGCCTACAAAAAAAATCTTGTAGCAGCTAATCTCTTTAAAAAAATGTCTTTCGTTGGTAAAAAAGGTGACACAGTTCATATTCCTTCACCAACTCGTGGTACAGCTTCATTAAAAGCAGCTAACTCACAAGTTGCTTTACAAGCAGCTACTGAAGGCGATGTAGCAGTAACAATTGATAAACACTATGAATATTCACGCTTAATTGAAGATATTGTAGAAGTTCAAGCTTTATCATCACTTCGTCGTTTCTATACAGATGACGCTGGTTATGCTTTAGCTAAACAAGTTGATACATCATTAATTCAATTAGGTCGTACATTTAATGGTGGATCAGGTGCTACTTACAGTGGTGCTTATATTGGTGGTGATGGTACTACTGCTTACACATCAGGTTCTCCAAATGCTTCTGCATTAACTGATGCTGCAATCCGTAGAACAATTCAAAGATTAGATGATAACGATGTTCCAATGGATGGTCGTTTTTTCATTATTCCTCCTTCAGCACGCAATACATTAATGGGTCTTGCTCGTTATACAGAACAAGCATTTGTTGGTGAAGCTGGTGGTAACAACACAATTCGTAATGGTGAAATTGGTAACCTTTATGGTATTCCAGTGTTTGTTTCTTCTAATGCTGATACAGCAACTGGTGCAGCTAGAATCTGTCTATTAGGTCATAAAGACTCAGCAGTTCTAGTTGAACAACAAGGTGTTCGTTCACAAACTCAATATAAACAAGAGTACTTAGGTACACTTTACACTGCAGATACTCTCTATGGTGTTGCTGAGCTTCGTGATTCATCTTGCTTTGCATTAGCTGTTCCTGCTTAATGTAACTTAGCCCTTCGCAAGAGGGGCTATTTTTATGGGTATTAACTAGTATCCATAAAGATAACTAAGGAGACCATAATGCAATTTATCAATAAACAATCAGGTGAAATTCATTTTGCTCATAATAAAGCTGATATTAAAGCTTATGAAGCAAATCAAGTATGGGAAGCTGTTAAGGAAACTGTTAAAGAAAAAACAGATAAGCCAAAAGCAACTAAAGAAAAAAAAGAAGGCATCTTAGACAAATTCTTTAAATAAGGAATATCATGGCAATTTATCGTGGACCTGGAGGATCAGGTGATGCTACAACAGATGCAACATCAGAAGCTACAATTGCTTTAGCTGCAGCTTCTGCTGCTTTAGCAAGTCAAAGTGCTGCGGCTACTAGTGCTTCAAATGCTGCTGCATCTTATGATTCATTTGATGATAGGTATTTAGGAGCTAAAGCTAGTAATCCTTCAGTAGATAATGATGGAAATGCTTTACTTACTGGTGCTCTTTATTGGAATACAACATCTAATTCTTTACTTGTATGGGATGGAAATGCATGGAATCCTGCTGCATTTACAGTTTCAGGTTCTGTAAGTTCTTTTAATACAAGAACAGGGGCAATTACTTTAACATCAGGTGATGTAACTACTGCATTAGGCTTTACTCCAGGTGCAGGTACAGTAACATCAATTGCAGCAACAGTACCTACAGGTTTAACAGTATCAGGAAGTCCAATAACTTCTTCAGGTACATTAGTTTTTACATACTCTGCTGGGTATTCAATTCCAACAACTACAAAACAAAGTCAATGGGATACAGCTTATAGTTGGGGTAATTATGCAAGTGCTATTGGCACAACAATTCAAGCCTATGATGCAGACTTAACCACATTAGGTGCTGGTGGATCTGCAGCAAGATCATTTTTAGGTTTAGCTATTGGAACAGATGTTCAGGCTTATAATGCTAATACAGCATTTATAAACACACTACAAACATTTACAGCATCACAAAGAGGTACAGTCACTACTGATAATGATGGTTCGTTTGATATGTCTGTTACTAACAACTTCAAATGCACACCTACAGCTACATTTGCACTTACATTTACTAACATTACAGCAGGTCAAAGTGGCTATATATTATTAGTAAACACAGGTGGTTATGCAGTTACTGCAGCAGCAACAACTAAAGTAAATACATCATTCTTAACAACTGTATCAACAGCAGGGACATATTTACTATCATACTTTACAGATGGTACTAATGTTTATGTAACTACTGGTGGAGCAATGAGTTAATGGCTATTTTAAATAATAGTAATGCTATCTCTGCTGGTGGCTATGATATAAACAACTCACTTCGCTTTAGAAGTAGTGCTAGTGCTTATCTAAATAGAACTCCAGCTAGTGCTGGTAATAGACAGATAATGACTTATTCATTCTGGGTTAAACGAGGTGCTTTAACTGCGGATTATAATTTAACAAATGCTACTACTGACGCAAGTAATAGTGCAACACTTTATTTTAATAGTTCAAACAATCAAACATTTGATGTATTTTTAAAAGTAGGTGCAACAAATTATTCATTAAGTACAAGTCAAGTATTTCGTGATCCATCTGCTTGGTATCACATTGTAGTTGCTATAGATACAACTCAAGCTACAGCTTCTAATAGAATTAAAGTATATGTTAATGGCACTCAAGTAACAGCTTTTTTAACTGCTAATTATGTTCCACAAAATTCAAATTTAGCACTTAATAACAATGTTGCACAATATATTGGATATTCTAGTTATTTTGATGGTTACATGGCTGAAATAAACTTTATTGACGGACAAGCCCTAACACCATCATCATTCGGTTCTACAAATGCAATCACAGGCGTATGGCAACCAGCTAAATACACAGGCACTTATGGCACTAATGGTTTCTACCTTAACTTTAGCAACATAGCCCTAACATCAGGTTCTAATACAGGACTTGGTAAAGACTATTCAGGCAACGGAAACTATTGGAATACTAACAATATATCTGTAACAAGTGGCACAACTTATGATGCTATGACAGATAGCCCTACTAATACAAGTGCGACTGTGGCTAATTATTGTGTGTTGAATCCTTTAGACCAAACTCGTTCATCAAATCCAACAAATGGAAACTTGTCTATTGCTGGCACAAGTTCATGTCGTGGCACTTTTGGTATGGTTTCTGAAAGTTGGTATTATGAGTTTGTTGTTACAGGTTTATCTGGAGTTCCTATGATTGGTATTGCAGATGACAATGTAAATGCAGGTATTACATCAGGAACTTTTTGGCTATATCGTTCTGATGGTAACAAGCAAACAACTTCAGGTGCTTCTGCGTATGGATCATCATGGACTTCTGGCGATATTATTGGTATTGCATATAATGCTAGTACAACAACACTTACTTTTTATAAAAATAATGTTTCACAAGGAAATATTAGTGTTACATCAACTGGCACTGGAACACTTTACCCAATGTGTGTTCAATCATCATCTACCACATATAACATCAACTTTGGACAACGCCCATTCTCATACACACCACCTACAGGGTATTTGGCGTTGAATACCTTCAACTTGCCAAATCCAACTATATTAAAAGGTAATAAGTATATGGATGCAACGCTATGGACAGGTGATGGGAATGCTTCTCAAACAGTTGTTAATAGTGGTTCAATGAAACCTGATTTTTTATGGGCTAAATGTAGAAGTACTGCTGGAACAAATAATGTTCTTATAGATTCAGTTCGTGGAACAAGTGTGTGGTTAGCAAGTGATTCAACTGCTGCGGATGCTTCTGGAACATTATCAACATTTTTATCTAATGGTATTGCACCTACAAGTAGTGGACTTAATACTTCAACAAGAACCTATGTAGGCTGGCAATGGCAAGCTGGAGCTGGTTCCACCAGCACAAATACCAGCGGCACAATATCATCTACTGTATCTGTAAACACAACTGCTGGGTTTAGTATTGTGACTTATACAGGAACAGGTGCTAATGCTACTGTAGGTCATGGTTTAGGTGTAGCACCAAAAATGGTTATTGTTAAGAATAGAACAACTGCTGGTGATGAATGGTGTGTATGGCATACTTCATTAACTAATGCCACATATTATTTATATCTAAATGGAACAGCTGCTCAAGCAGTAGATACTACATTTTGGAATTCAACTGCACCAACAAGCACAGTTATTAATTTAGGTTCAAATGGCAGAACAAATAGAAGTTCATCAAGTATGGTTTGTTATACTTGGGCAGAAATAGCAGGTTACTCCAAATTCGGAAGCTACACAGGTAATGGTAGTGCTGATGGTCCGTTTGTTTATACAGGGTTTAGACCAGCTTTTGTATTATTTAAAAATGCAAGTGCAGTTTATTCATGGATGATAAAAGATAATAAGAGAGCTAATCCTTATAATGTAACAGATGGAAATTTATATCCTGACTTAAATGCAGCAGAAGATACAGGAAGCACAGCTTATATTGATTTACTTTCTAATGGATTTAAAATGAGAGGAACTTCTGCATTAAGCAATGGTTCAGGCAATACAATTATATATGCAGCCTTTGCAGAAAACCCATTTAAAAATAGCTTGGCTAGGTAACAATTTAACAAAGGAAAAATTATGTTTTTATTAAACGGAAAACACTTACCAGAAGGCACATCCTTCTATGACGCTAATGGCACACAGTATCCTAGTGGTTGGCTTAACCAAGCGACAGAAGAACAGAAGGCAGCTATTGGTATTACATGGGTAGCTGACCCTATTCGTGCTGATGATAGATTCTATTGGGATGGTAATATTAATAACCCTAAAGCATTAGAAGATGTTACTGAAACTGTAGAAGGTAAAGAATATACTACTAAAGGTTTAAAGTCACAGTTTATTGCACAAGTTAAAGATACAGCAGGTAAACTATTAGCACAGACCGATTGGTATGTTATCCGTAAATCTGAAAGAAATGTAGATGTACCAGCTGATGTAGTGACAAAGAGAGCTAACATTATTGCTGAATCTGATCGTTTAGAAGAAGTTATTACTGGTGTTACTACAGTAGAACAACTCATTGAAACCTTAAATAACCAAAACTGGAGTGAGTAATGACACCAGAAGAACAAAAACAAGCCATTAAGGAGGCTTTAGAAGAATGGCTAGACAAACAATTTACCAAGTTTGGTAGATGGTCTCTTCGTAGTATTGGAGCTTTAGCTCTTGCGGCATTAGTTTATATGTGGGCTATGTCGCATGGTTGGTCTATTAAATAAAAAAACTTTACGACACTTATATAGTGCATTTATAAAGCTTCCACCATTTAATAGATACCCTATGCCTTCACCTCTTAAAATGAGGTTTGAAGTGATGGATTCAGATGATTGTGATGGGTTGTTCACACCAAGTAATATGACTATTCATATAGAGAATAGACAAAATAGTTTAAAGAAAATGTCCGAAGTACTTATACATGAGATGATTCATGTATTGTTATATACTAGAAATAAATATACTAATAAGTATGCTAACCATGATGGTGACTTTGAAGAGTTAGCTAATGAAGTTTGTAAATTATATAAATTTAATAGGAAAACATTTTAATGAAACATTTAATATATTTACTTCTAGTATTAATTACTTTATTTTATATTCATCATGTAGAAGCAGAAGAATATATGGTAATGCAATATAATGAGAATGTTCGTATTGTTCTTTCTAAAGAAAAATGCCCTACAAAAGGATTTAGAGCAGTAGCTCAAAGAATAGATAAGCAAGTATTAAAAGCTTGTTGGTCTCCTAATGGAAACTTAATTAATATTCAATGGGAAGGTGGAGACTTTAGTGAGTTTCCTGTTGATAGATTCTATCCAGTAGAGGTTAAATAATGGATCCAATAACCATATTAGCAGCATTAGGACCTTTAGCAGTTGATTTAGGGAAGTCACTGATTAATAGGTTTGTAGCACCAGATCAGTTTAAACCTGCTACGATAGAACAATATGCTCAAATGAAGTCTATTGACTTAGAGTTCTTTAAAGTGATGAATGAAGCAGGTAGTGGTAATCCATCATATCCATGGGTAGAAGCTATTGTAAGACTTATGCGACCAGCTATAGGTTTATTAGTATTAGCAACATGGGCTACAATGCACCTACAAGGTATCGCAACACAAGAAGTGGATAACTTTGCTAGTGCTGTAGGATTTTATTTATTCGGAGAACGAAGTTTGTTCTACATTAAGAAGAAATGAAGTTAAGTCCTAATTTTAGTTTAGAAGAACTTACTTTTAGTCAGGTAGCAAGTAGAAGGGGATTAGATAATACTCCTTCAGATAAAGTAAAAGATAATTTAGAGAGACTTGCTTTCTTTTTAGAGCAAGTTCGTAAGATATTTAATAAACCATTCCTGATTAGTTCAGGGTATAGATCGAGAGAAGTCAATGAAGCAGTGGGTGGAAGTAAAACATCACAACATTGTGAAGGATGTGCAGTTGATTTTAATATCAAGGGAATGCCTCCTAGTACAGTGGTTAGAGCCATTGTCGATGATAATGTCCCTTACGATCAGGTTATATTAGAATTTGATAGTTGGGTACATTTATCGATTCCAACTATTAAAGGAAGTACTCCAAGGAAACAAGCTTTAATTATAGACAATAAAGGAAAGAGAGAATTT